AAGAAAAACACATTAATTACTCTAAAGCAATCTACATAAATTGCAAATAATATCACACATAAATAAAATACCCGGGAATATTCCCGGGTAACAATGAATCCACTAAAGAATTAAAGGATGGATAATAAAGCTTCTTGTAAGAGTTTAGAGTAATTAATACCACGCTTATCACCAAGATTTATCATCCAGGCAGGTAAGGAAACATTCTTGCGAACAGATTTAGTATCTGTAAGACTGCGATATTTCAATGTATCAGCCTGGATAATAGTTAATATATCTTCTGGCTGGTGTGGTACATCAGCCTGTATGGTAGGTTCTTTAGGTTTAATGCCCTCATCTTCAAGAACAACAAGCGAAAGATTAAGAGCGTCAGTTATTAATTCTATAGCTTCACTAAGAGAGTTGCCAGTTGTTATGCAACCATCTATATCGGGAACTTTAGCATAATAAGTGCCGTTATTTTCTGTAATAACAGCTGTATAGTTATATAACATATATATACCTCCTTAATGTGGAGGTGGGGCTTTTGCCCACACCTCAATTAGATTTTAATTTTGGCTTCTTTGAAGATGTATCTCATATCATTTTCATCAAAGTCGTGTCGTTTAACTGGAATTGTTTGCTTTGTTTTTGGATTAAAATATAAGTCGTGTCTAGCACCGTGGCGTTTAAATTCAAATCCAGAAGCTTCCAGCTTTTTAATTGTAATCTTTCGTGGATTCATATTATCTCCTTTCTTGATTATATTATACACAATGTTGTGTATAAATGTCAAGAAAAAATACACAATATTGTGTATAAAATTGCAATAATATAGATGTTAAATAGTATAGTTGTGAAGATTGGAGAGATAGGGAGGTAAAGGAAATGAGTAATGAACAGAATAAACTTACAGATGAAGAAATGGAAGATTTTCAAAGAATAACAGCTGATACATTAGCCAATATATGCGCTATGGCAGATAAATACAATATTGACAGAGATAGTATGCTGAAATACTTCTCTGGTATGCTTACAGCTTTTACAGAAGTGGCAAGCATACAAAATTATGAAACTAATCATAATTGCAACTGCCAACACAATAACGCTTCTAAAAACAATGAGCCTTGTTGCAGATGTGGTAGAAGAAAGACCAATGCTGACAGGATAAGGAATATGTCGGATGAAGAGTTAGCAGAGTTTATGCGGAAAATGGAATACACTTGCTTGGTAGATTTTATAGGATATGCAGATAAAGGCTGCGGGCGAAATGAAATTTCTTGTACAGATTGTCGAGCAAAAGCACCAACAATACTTGAATGGCTTCAATCAGAAGCAGAATAGGAGAGAATATGGAAGATAGATATTTATTCAAGGCGAAACATATACACATATTGCCAGGTAATGACCATTTAGATGGCTCTTGGGTAGTTGGATTTTTGAGTGGAGAACGCTATATCGCAAATGATAGCGGTGAGTATTTGATAGACCCATCTACAATCTAGATTATGCAGCAGTTCTTAAGGAAGCTAAATCAATGGAATGTAATGAAATAAGGGCATTGTATAACATCCCACTTGAAAATATGGAATTAATTGTACACGCACTTGAAACAGTTGGAAATTTAACTGAACGCAAAATTTAGTCTTGATGCAGAATATGATGATAATTTCTCAAGAGGTTTAGAAAGGGCAATTTTGGTAGTAAAGGAGGCAAACAGATGATTAAATGTGATAAAGGAAGTGTAGAAGCAGAAGGAGAGGCAATAAATGTATTGGCGGAGTATTACACATTAACTATGGCACTTTATAAAGACTTAAAAGAATCTACAGATGCAGAATATGCTAAAGAAACTATGAATAAAACATATAATGCGGCTATTAATTATTGTGATAGCAATGTAGTATTAAGTGCTGAAAAAGTAAAAGAATAATGGCAGATATTATATTATTTCCAACACATAAAGACTACTGTAAAGAATGCCTATATTATAATATCAATGGTGAAACCTGCAACAATGAAAGATACAAGAAAAACAGCTATGAGGTTAACTGTGTTTGGAAGTATTGTAAATATAAAAGAAAAAGAGGTAATGATTAGAAAATAAAGCAGTTTTGACCTAAAATTTTTTGGAGGTCGTTACTTATGCGAAGAATTAAATATTTTGCAGGACAACACGAAACACAGCCGATTAAGGATAAGAGAGAAATAGATGCACTATATATTATTTTATTAAAAGAAAATTACAAGCGAAATCTGATATTAAAAAGTATCAAGCCGATAGAGATTATATGCTTGTTCATATTGGGCTTAATACAGCTTTTAGAGCAGAAGATCTATTACAGTTAAGAGTTGCAGATGTAATTAAAGGATATGTGCAGATAAAAGAAAACAAGACAGGTAAAATGCAGAACTACAAAATGAATAAGCAGTTACATCAAGATATTTTAGATTATATTAGTAAATATAACCTTAATGGATATGATTATCTTTTCCGAGGGCAAATGAAATATTTTGGTGACAAAGCATATATATATCCGCTTAATCGTCAGTCTGGATATAAGATAGTACATAAAGCGGCGGAAGCTATTGGTATACCGTACACTTTTGGATTACATTCTTTAAGAAAAACTTATGGATATCAGTACATAAAGTCGGGCGGAAATATTTTAACATTAATGAAAATGTATAATCACGATTCGCCAGATGTTACGCTTAGATATGTTCAATGGGGGAAAGAAGATGCAGAGCACGATCGTAAAAATATGTATATAGGTCCAAATGTAAACAGAAAAATGAATATAGGATAAAGATAAAGCTAATTGATTGTAATGTTACAATCAATTAGCTTTTTTATGTTGAGATAGGAGTTATCCACAATAAAAATACGATAAATTAACCTACGGTATACTTTTTGTATTTAGGTTGTAAGTAATATATACTTAATATACAGATAAAACAAGTGATAAGGCAATGCTTAAAACAGGTGTAAAAAATTATACACTTTTAGGGATTATGTATATTTTTTGGGAGGTAAGATAATGAGTTATGAACAGAAAAAGAGATATTTATGTACATATGAAAAATATATTCTTACAATAAAAAATTATCAAAGTGAAATAGACTATATTAATTCGTTGTATGGATTAACAGGTGGTAGCTCATTGTCAGGTATGCCCAAAACACATAATCAAACAGATTTAACTAATAGAGTTATAAAAATAGACTGTGAGACAGAAAAATTTTTGAAGAATTTGGAAATCAAAAGAGCTGTAGCAGCAAAAAAAGCAAGAGAGATTATAGATGTTATTAATACAGCTCCAGATGAAACAGATAAACTAATATTATTTCAAAGGCATATAGAATTAAGGAAAATGGCGGAAATTCAGAGAAATCTTGGCTATTCTCGAAGTGGCTTAGATAAGCGTTATAGACAGGCGGTCAACTCAATTGTTCTAAAAAAATAAAAGAGTGGACATTAGTGGACACCAGTAGACATTATAATGTGTTATATTAGTATCGTCAAAACTGCATTGAGACAATCCAATCCCTTTTTTTAAGAGAGGAGTGCTAATAACAAGCACTCCTTTTTTGAATAAAAGTTTTGACCTATGACAAATTCGTGAGGCATAGATAAGAATGACACAGGATGATATAGATTATGTAAAAAGATGTGTAAAAGATAATGATATGCACAATTTTTATGTATGGAAAAAATGGAAAAGAGTAAGAAAAGAAGTCTTAAAACTTGACCATAAAGAATGTTGCGATTGTAAAGCTGCTGGCCGGTATAGACAAGCAACAACGGTACATCATATAAATTATGTTAAAAGTCATCCTGAGTTAGCTCTTGAAATTATGTTTGTTAATGAACAAGGAGAACTTGAAAGAAATCTTATAAGTCTTTGTCACGATTGTCACGAAAAAAGGCACGGATATAGACATAAAAATATTTGTATTCATTTTACAAATGAGGAACACTGGGAATAGCACCCCCGGGTAAAAAAATGCAAAAATTTTTAAGCCTGACAATTACCGGTGCCAAAGTCGACAAGACAGATTTGCTTCACGCATTATGTAAAAATGATTTTATTGTTTTTCAGGGTATGCGTAACATATTTATAATATATATGTGTACAGACATAAAATCGCTATTTCAATTTTAACTTTCAAGAATTTAGATAGGAGGTATGTATGGCAACGATATCACAACGCATCAGATGTTCATTACTTGAACAGCTTGAACGTAAAAACGCAAAAGAATATCATTTTGAAAAGCTGGTTGATGATTATTGTGAATTGTATGATATCAAAGCCGGACTTATTAAAGATGTTAAGGAAAATGGTGTAACCATAACAGAACTTAATGTTAAAGGTTATGAAGTCCACAAAGCTAATCCTGCAATCTCTGAAATATCTAAAATCAGTGGAGCTATGCTTAAGATACTTTCGCAGCTTAATATATCTGCAGAAGATAATATATCCGAAGGTGAGGATAAGAATGATATCGGATTATAGGATACAGAAGTATATTGATCTTGTAAGAAAAGCTCCATACAAGATGTGCGAAGAACAGTATCAGTTGTGTGACCTTATTGAAAAAATATTTGAAACAGAGGAACTTGTTGTTGATTCAGAACAATTAGATAAATATTTAGCTTTCAAGAAATACTTTCCATTCGATTTACTCGACTGGGAAGTATTTTGTTTTGCACTGCATAATTGTGTGTATAAGAAAAATGGACAACTTCGATTTCCAGTACTGCTTATATATGTTGGACGTGGAGCAGGCAAGAACGGCTTCCTTGGATTTGAGGATTTTTGTTTATTAACGCCTGTGAATGGTATTAAGCACTATAACATAGATATATTTGCTATGTCAGAAAAACAGGCAAAAATGTCATTTAATGATGTGTATAACGTGCTTGAAGATAACAAAAATATTATGAAGAAATATTTTAAATGGACAAAGGAACTTATTACAAATATAAAGACAGGTTCTGAATTGGCATTTAATACGTCAAGTCCTAAGACTAAAGATGGATTTCGACCAGGAAAGGTTGATTTTGACGAGTATCACGCTTATGAAAATATGAAACTTGTTGATGTTGCTGTTACAGGTCTTGGCAAAGTTGCACTCCCACGAAGAACTATAGTTACTACTGATGGAGATATTAGAGATGGTCCGCTTGATACAATGCTTGATAAAGCACATAGAATTTTAAGTGGAGAATTACCTGACAATGGTATGATTCCGTATATATGTAGAATTGCGGACAAGGAAGATATTAAGAATCCGGAGAATTGGACAATGGCTAATCCGTCATATCCGTATTTTACTAATCTTCAAGAGGAAATGAAGCTGGAATATGATGATTATGTGCTGGACCCTATAGGAAATGCTTCTTTTGCAACAAAAAGGTGCAATTGTCCGAGTGGTGGTATTAAAGAAGATTGTGTTACATCTTGGGAGAATATTAAAGCTACAAATATTATTATTCCCAAATTTGATAAAGGAATTAATGCTGTCGGTGGACTTGATTATGCAAGTACAGAAGATTTTGTATCGGCGGTTATTCTTGTAATAAAAGATGATATTGATTATGTATTACAGCATACCTGGATATGTGAGGCAAGTAAGGATTTAACAAGAATTAAAGCACCGCTTAGAGAGTGGGAAAGCAGAGGATTATGTGAATTTGTAAAAGGTCCGGAAATAAATCCAGAACTACCTGCACAGTGGTTTGACTCTATGAATGAGCATTACAATATTCTAAGAATTGGAATTGATAAATACAGATATACGCTTATGTCTAAGGCCTTGGCTGAATATGGTTTTAATTCTGATAAAGATGGTAAGATTAAGATAATACGTCCATCAGATGAAATGCAGATTATTCCAACACTTACAAGTCAATTTAATAATCATAAAATTGCGGTTGGTGATGATCCGTTGATGAGATGGTGCATTAATAATTCTAAAAGAATTACATCATCAGCTGGAAATATGACATACGGAAAGATAGAACCTAAGTCGAGGAAAACAGATGCTTTTAAAGCTTTAGTGGCAGCAGAAATATGCAGAGATGAACTATTAGCTATGAATGAGATTAATGAAAATGTATTTAGTGCAATGAATGTATATACATATTGATTCAGATAGGAGGTGATGTGTTATTGGGAGTAAGAGCATTTATAACAGATTTATTAACTGGAAAAACTAAAGAAGCAGCTTTTAGGCAAGAGATGGAACCGGACTATGATTCACCCGAGTATCAAGCATTAACAGAATGTGTATTTAACCTGAATAGGGGAATTAATATGATTGGTAATGCAGTAGCAAAGTGTGAGTTTCAGACAAGGTTTAATGGGGAAAATGTGAAACGGGATGAATATTTTTTGTGGAATTATTCACCCAACAAAAATGAAAGTTCAACATTTTTTATTAAAAAGTTAATATCAAATCTTTTAAAGAATAATGAATGTCTTGTATATGAACTTGCTGGACAGTTATTTATTGCAGATGGTTATACGGTATCAGATGATGTTGTGAAAGAAAAGATATTTTATAATATCAGCACTGGTAGTTTTTCTGTTAACAGAACATTTAGTATGTCAGAGGTGCTATATTTTAAAAATAATAATGAAAATATGACAATTTTACTTAATAATGTTATAAGCAGCTATGATACATTAGTTAAAACAGCATATGAGAAATTTTACAAATCTGGTGGAGAAAAGGGAATTTTACACATTGACGCACAGAGAGTGCTAGGGGAAGCTAGGAGTATTGGAAAGACATTCGATGATATTATGAATGAGATGATGAATGTTCGTTTTAAGAAATTCTATAATTCACGTAATGCTGTTTTGCCACTTTATAACGGATATGAATATGAAAGTAATGGAGCAAAGGAATCAACTAAGAAAGCTACAAGCGAACTTAAAGATTTTATAGATGTTAATGATGAAATTAAGAAAAAGGCAGCGAGTGCCCTTAATATTCCTTATGCTTTGTTTGCCGGTGAAATAGCAGATATTAATGCACTAATGGATGAATTTATCACGATAACAATAGAGCCTATATGCGACATATTAGAAACGGAAATTAATCGGAAACGTTCAGGAAAAGAGATATTAAATAATACTGGTCTTAATATAGATACTTCATCTATATCATATATAGACATATTTAAAAATGCTGAAAAGACTGATAAGCTGATATCCAGCGGTCTTTATAGCATTAATGAGATTCGCCATAAGCTGAATGAACCAGAGATAGATAATTCTATTGGTGATACTCATTACATTACTAAAAATTATGGTGTTATGAAAGAAGGTGATAATAATGGACAAGAGAAAGATGATGTTCAGGCAGGAAAAGAATGAATCAGGTGCAACTAAGATATATATTTACGATGATATTACAGCACAGGGACCGTTTAATTGGGAAACTTGGGAATATGATGAGTCAGAAACATCTGCTAAATACTTTATAAGTTTGTTGAATTCAATACCGGATGGAAGTGATATTGAATTACATATTAATTCCTGCGGCGGTGAAGTTAAAGAAGGTGTTGCTATATATAATCTTCTTAAGGCTAAGCAGGCTAACAAGGTATGTCATATTGATTGTTTTGCTTATTCTGTTGCATATGTTGTAGCCTTAGGCTGCGATAAGATAATTATGCACAGAGGTTCTACTATTCTACTACATAATATGTGGTGTACCTGTAGTGGCAATGCTGACCAGTTACGAAAGGCAGCCGATGATTTAGATGAACTGATGGCAGCTAATAGGCAGATATTCCTTGAAAAGTGTAATTTAGGAGAAGATGAGCTTATAGAAATGCTTGATAATGAGACTATATTAAGTCCTGATGAGGCACTTAAGTATGGTTTTTGTGATGAAGTAGATTCCCAGGAGCTTGTACCAGCCGAGGAAGGTGCAAATCAGTTCAAGCAGATGTATAAACAGCTTATATCACAGATGAACTCACAGAAGTCACTTTCACTTATAGCAGCGGAGTTTATACAGCAGGCGGCATCAAGCAAAGGAACTATGATGGAAAAGGAAAGGCTTGAGAAAGAAAAGCTGGAAAAAGAGAAGGCTGATAAAGAAAAACAGGAACATAAAAAGAATGAGAAAGCTTATAAAGCACTAACAGAACAGCTCTGTAGTGCTTTTTTTAGTGCGACAAGTAACGCACTAAGCAATAAATTATCATAATCAGGAGGAAAGATATGTTAAACAAAGATTTATTTCAGGCGGCAAATGCAGAGGCACTTGCCAATTTATCACAGGCACTTAAAAGTGATGATACAGAAGCCGCTACAAAGGCTATGGAAAAGTTTGGTGAGAATATAGCTAATATTATTCACGAAGAGGCAGAACAGCTTAAGGGCAATAATGATGCGGCTATTCTTGCAAGCAGAGGTGTAAGACAGCTTACAGGAGAAGAAAGAACATTCTATACAGAATTAGGTGAGGCTATGCGCGCAGGAAATCCTAAGCAGGCACTTGTAAACATTGACAAGGCTATCCCACAGACAATCATTGATACGGTTATTGAAGATATGCAGAACGCACATCCACTTCTTAGCGTTGTTAATTTTATCAACTGCCAGGGGGCTATCAAGATGATTGTCAATGCTGATAATATTGACCTTGCAACTTGGGGCGCATTAACAACTAAGATATCTACAGAGCTTGCAGGTGAGATTGAAGTTATGGATATGACCCTCGCAAAGCTTTCAGCGTTTATCCCAGTTGCTAAAGATATGCTTGATTTGGGACCATCTTGGTTAGACAACTATGTAAGAATTATTTTATCAGAAGCGTGTGCTGGTGGACTTGAATTAGGAATATTAAAGGGAACAGGTAAGAACCAGCCAATTGGTATGTGTAAAGATTTAGCTGGTTCTGTAAGTGCTGGTGTATATAGTGATAAAAGTAAGGTCAAGTTAACAAGCTTCGATCCTGTTGAATATTGTGCTATTGTCGCTGATCTTGCTAAAAAACCTAACGATGCAGGTTATAGAGCAGTTCCATCAGTTGCATTTATATGTAACCCTGTGGATTATATATCAAAGATTGTTCCTTGTACAACAGTCAGAGATTCAGCAGGTAATTATAAGAATAATATATTCCCTTATCCAACAGAACCTATTCAATCGATAGCGCTTGATGAGGGTGAAGCTGTTCTTGGACTTCCAGCAAAGTATTTTATAGGTATAGGTGCTGGTAAATCAGGAAAAATAGAGTATTCTGATGAATACCAGTTTCTTGATGATAACAGAGTATATCTTATAAAGCTGTATGCTATGGGTAAGCCTAAGGATAATAATGCTTTTAAGTACCTTGATATTTCTAAGCTTAAGCCTGTTTCTCTTAAGGTTGAAGTTACTAATACAGAAGATAATCCTGTAAATACAAAGGCTAAGGCTTAATATGCAGGAAGTAAGTGATAAGCTTCTGGAAGATATAAAGAATAACATAGACAGGACGTGGAGTGATGATGCCGCTGATAAAAAGCTGAGCGGCATTATTCTTCGTGGCTGTAACAGAATTAATGAAATATGTGGATGTGAATTTGATTATGAAGAGGAAAATTCTGCGAAGGAATTATTAATTAACTATGTTATGTATGCACTTGCAGGAGCAATAGATGACTGGCAGAGGAATTATGCACAGGATATTAACAGGCTGCAACTATTACAGGAGGTGAAAGCCTATGTTACCGGGCAAACAGGCGAACAGGGAGTTGTTTAATGACGGTGAGCTTGATGTATATTCCACGACAAAGCGAGTTATTGTACAACATAAAGCACACTTAAGATTTGGTCTTCGTACTGTAGGTGTAACAAGATTTTATCAGGCTAAAATTGCGAATAGTGGAATTGATAAGCTTATAAGTGTACCTCTAAATACATTTATTAATACAAATAATACACTTATTGTAATAGATGATGTTCAGTACACTGTTGGCCAAGTTCAAGAGAAGTATGATTCTATTCCGCCATCGATGTATATAACACTTAACAAGGCGATACCAGCATATAGTAATGCTGATAGAAAGGATAATGATGAAAGCAGTTAAATCTTTTTTCTATGGAAATATCGGTGCAACAGCAGGTGATAATATTAATATTTCTGATAAAAACATTGTTGAATTATTAATTAGCAAGAAGATAATTGAAGATGATGGTAAATCAGAACAAAAAAATACACAGATAAAAAAGAAAAGTGTTCAGATAACTGAATAAAAGATAGAAGGTAATATGAATGCCCAAAAAGATAAAGCCTGATTTGCTGGCAACTGAAATAATGAGTTTGTTACAGCAATATGCTAATGATGTAACAAGTGATATGAAAAAGGATATTGATAGTGTGGCCAGAGCAACAGTTAAAAAGATAAAGGAAAAAGCACCTGTGAGGAAAGATGGTAAGAAGAAAAAATATTCGCCAGGTTCTTACAGGGATAGCTGGAGAAGCACACTTCAGGATGAGAATTCGCATCGTAAGAATAGAATTGTATATGCTGGAGGTCATCAATATTCACTTACGCATCTGCTCGAGAATGGTCATAGGGTGGTATTAAAAGGTGGCAGAAGCGAGGGAAAAGCACCTGCTTTGATTCATATAAAGCCGGCAGAAGAATGGGCTGGTAATGAATTAGAACAAAGAACTATTAAGCGAATAAAGGAGAACAGCTAATGACTTATGATGAGATTAAACAGATGTTATTAGAACTGGGGTTACCGGTGGCATATTGGAATTTCGATGATGAAGAGGTGCCAGCAGCACCATATATAATATTTTCAATGCCAGAATCTGATAATCTGGCAGCAGATGGAAAAGTATATAAAAAGCTGAATAAGCTGTATATTGAATTATATGTGAATAGTAAAAGTCCACGTATAGAAGCACAGCTTGAAGAGTTGATGGATGCACACGGACTGTTTTATAACAGGCAGGAATATTACATTGAAAAAGATAAAATGTTTGAAGAATTATACACGTTGGAGGTGTAAGAATGAGTAAAGAAAATAAAGTGAAGTTCAATCTTAAGAATGTTCATTATGCAAAACTCAATATTAATTCAGAGGGTGTAGTTACATATGAAAAACCAGTAGCTATACCAGGAGGAGTAGAACTTTCACTGGATGCTAAAGGCGATACCGAGGAATTCTATGCAGATGGAATGGTATATTATACATCTACTGCCAACAATGGCTATGAGGGGGATTTAGAGATAGCACTGGTACCCCTTTCATTTGAAACAGATATTCTTAAAAATGAACTTGATGATAATAAAGTATCTGTTGAGAATAGCAATACTGAATCAGCGGAATTCGCACTGTTGTTTGAATTTGACGGAGATGTTAAATCGGTTCGACACGTATTATACAGATGTAAAGCTACAAGACCATCTGTAGCCAGTAAAACTAATGAGGATAAAAAGGAAGTGCAGACAGAGAAACTTTCTTTAAAAGCATCGCCGCTTTCTAATGGCAATGTTAAGACTAAGACGACAGCAGCTACACCAGATGAAACCTATAACAAATGGTATGAAGCTGTATATATTCCAGTAAAGACAGGGGTGACATCTGAATGATAGTTAAAGATATAGAAATAGATGGTAAAAATGTGAAATTTAGGGCATCTGCAACAGTGCCACGATTATATAGACGTTTTTTTAATAGAGATATTTTTACTGATATGCAGAAGCTTGCGGACCAGCAGGAAAAAGCTGAAAAAAATAATGAAAAATTTAAAATTGAAGATTTAGAAATGTTTGAAAATGTGGCATTTGTTATGGCTAAGCACGCAGATCCAAAACAGCCGGATAATCCTGATGAGTGGTTAGAACAATTTGATACATTTTCGATTTATGTTGTTTTGCCACAGATTTTAGAATTATGGAGGCTTGATAATGTAACAACCATTGAAAATAAAAAAAAATTCGCGCAACTTGTAGAAAAATGACAACCCCTCTGTTTATGTACAGGTGTTTGCAGATTGGATTGTCTATCGCAGATTGTGATGATGTAACGATTGGACTTGTTAATGATATGTATGCAGAAAAAATGAATGATGAATATGACTGGCCAATTAAGGCTCAGCAAGATGATTTTGACCGCTTTTAATGTGTTAAACATTGAAAGCGGTTTTTTAGGAGTAATTTATGGCTAAAAGTAGAATAGCTGGCATTACCGTAGAAATCGGCGGAGATACAACAAAACTGCAAGATGCACTAAAAAATACTAACAGTACAATTAAGACAACAGAAAATGAACTAAAAGACGTTAATAAACTATTAAAATTAGATCCTACAAATACAGAACTGCTGAGCCAAAAGCAAAAGCTGCTAACGGTCGCAATCGAAGAAACTAATAATAAATTAACAGCATTAAAGAATGCAGAAAAACAGGCTGCGAATGAAGTAGGGCAAAAAGGAAAGCTGAGCCAGGAACAATATCGGGCTTTGTGCAGGGAAATTGAAGCAACGGAACAAGAGTTGCAGAAATTAACTAAAGAAAGTCTTACAGCAAATGCTTCTTTACAAAAGGTTTCGGAGGTTACAGCAAAGATAGGCGAAGGTTCTCAGGCTGTTGGAAGGCATTTATCTAAAGGTAGTGCGGCAATAATTGGGATTGGCACAGCAGCAGTTAAGACTACAGCAGATTATGAAAGTGCAATGAGCAATGTAGCAGCTATATCAGGTGCTACAGCGAATGATTTAGAAGCGTTAAAAGATAAAGCACGAGAGATGGGAGCAGCAACTAAATTTAGTGCCACAGAGGCCGGTGAAGCTATGGGATATATGGCAATGGCAGGATGGAAAACATCAGATATGATAGATGGTCTTGCTGGAATAATGAATTTAGCTGCGGCATCTGGGGAAGATTTAGCCACAACCAGTGATATTGTAACAGATGCACTTACAGCTTTTGGATTAACGGCAGAAGATTCTGGACATTTTGCAGATGTTTTAGCAGCGGCTTCATCAAATGCTAACACAAATGTATCTATGATGGGCGAAACATTCAAATATGCAGCTCCTGTTGCTGGGGCTTTGGGATATAGCATAGAAGATACAGCTGAAGCTACAGGACTTATGGCTAATAGTGGAATTAAGGGTGCACAGGCGGGTACTACGTTACGAAAAGTTATGTCGTCACTCACGGGAGATATTAAAATAGTTGGCGAAGCTCTTGGTGAAGTAGTTATAAAAACAACAAATGCAGATGGTTCTATGAGAAGCTTATCAGATATATTGGCAGATTGTAGAGAAGCGTTTGGAAAGCTATCAGAGTCGGAGAAAGCAAGTGCGGCAAGTTCTTTAGTAGGTACAGAAGCAATGTCTGGTTTTCTTGCACTTATGAACGCAGCACCAGGAGACATAGATAAATTATCTAATGCAATTGCTAATTGTGATGGCACAGCAGAAAATATGGCAGCAATAATGCAGGATAACCTTAATGGACAACTTACAAGTTTGAAAAGTAAAGTACAGGAAACAGCAATTACTATAGGTGAAATGCTTATGCCTAAAGTACAGGAGTTGGTTGGAAATATTAGTGGATTTGCAGATAGTGTTAATAATATGTCTGAAAAAAACAAGCAGATTATGGTGGATATAGCTCTTATAGTTGCAGCACTTGGTCCAATGTTAATAATATTTGGGCAGATGTCGATGGGGTTATCTTCAATAATAGGGCTTATTTCGCAAATAGTACCGATTATTTCTTTATTAGTAGGTTCAATTGGTGGAACTACAGGAGCATTAGGAGGCCTAACAGGAGCGTTGGCACTCTTAACAGGACCAGCTGGCTTGGTTATTGCGGCAATTACGGCGATAATAGCAATAATTACAGCACTATATTTAAAATGCGATGATTTTAGAAATTATGTTAATACAAGATTTTCAGAATTATTGGCATTTATACAACAATTTTTTCAAGATATTCTGTCGGCGGCACAGCAATTTTGGTCGATAGTACAACCATTAATATCGCTATGGCTGCAAGTTATGCAAGGACTTATTTCTGTTAATATAGAAGCTATTAAAATAGGAATACAGTTAGCAATTAATAATATTGTTTCAATTATACAAATTGCTTTATCGTTAATTAATAATATTGTTAATTTTGTATTAGGCACAATTGAATCAGTGATCAAAGGTATTATGCTTACAATACAAGGTATTATAGATCTTGTTTTAGGTATTATTAGCGGTGATTGGGACCGTGCCTGGCACGGAATTTTAGAAATTCTAGGTGGAATTGTAGAGAGTATCGGTGGTGTTATATACAATCTGGTGTCATTTCTTACAAATATTTTCTCTGATTTAATAGATATTGCGGTTTCTTGGGGAAAAGATTTTGTGCAAGGATTAATTAATGGAATTTTATCTATGGTTAGTGCGGTAGGAAATGCCGCTGAAAAAATAGCGAATAAGATTAAGAGCATATTACATTTCTCAAGACCGGATGAAGGACCTTTAAGAAACTATGAGGAATGGATGCCGGATTTCGTTGGTAGAATGGCTGAACAAATAAAACAGCAGAAATCGCTTATTGCAGATGCGGTAACCGATTTAGCAACAAGTTTAAATATAAGCGGAATGGTATTAGAGAATGAAAATAACACTCAGGGAAATAGCAGTAATACGCAGATTAATTTTAATGGTAACTATAATTTTAAGGATAAGACAGATGTTGATTATTTTATGAATCAGGCAGCATTGAAATTGGTGACAGAAAGATGATAGTTAATGGCATTGATTTAAAGAAAAAATATAGTAATGTTGTGTGGCTTAGTCAGACGATTAAGCCGCGCAATGTTACAACATACACAAACTGGTTAGATTCAGGAATACTTCCAGTTAAAACCAAAAAAAATAAATACACAGATTTTGAAGTTTGTATAGAAATGTTAATTAAAGGTTCTAGTAAAGAGGAATGTGAAATTACAATGAGTAAGCTTTTAAATGATTTTGATTCGGGTGAATTAGAACTTGATGATATGCAATTTATATATGACTTTGATTTTAAGAGTGAAGAAAAAGAAATAGTTAAAAGATGGCTTTACAGCTATAAAATTAATCTTACCGCATACAGCAAAAAGGGAATGCAGCAGACAATTAATTTTACAGGACAAGAGAAATCTTTTAATTGTGGTGGTACAAGTGTATCTCCAGCAATACTAACAATAACATCAGGTATAGCCTTAGCCAGTCTTACAATTGAAGGACTTACAGATGAAGCAATAACAATAAAAGATATAAATAGAAATTCTAAATTAATATTAGATGCAGAAAAATGTGTTGTAACAGAGAATGATATTAATATTTTAGAAAAAACAGATTTATGGGAATTTCCAAAGGTTGTTCCAGGAATAAATACTATTAAATTAAGTACAGATTGCGTTGTACAGATACAATACAGACCACATTATAAGTAAAAGGAGAACAATAAATATGATTATTAAATTAGGATATGTAGACAGTTATATTAATGGTTTACAACAGTTAGCAGCTAAAAAATTACCAGTAAAATTAAGCTATATGATAGCTGCGAACCTTAAGATACTTACAGAAAAAAGAGAAGATATTGAAAAACAAAGAATTAAAATACTTACTGAGAACTGTTTGAAAGATGAAAAAGGGAAGCCACTGCTTAAGAAAATAGAAACATCAGAGGATAATAAGGACGAAATTGATGATAATGATGATAAGAATGCAAAGTATAAATATACATATGCTTCTGATGATTTAGAGCTTGAGGCAATTGAGCGTTGTAGAGAGCTGTTTGAAATCGAAGAGGAAATTGATATTAAAACAATACCATTTGACGACATTGAAAAGTGTGAAACAGAAAAATATGATTTACTAAATGGTTATGAAATTGAAGCAATGCTTTTTATGATTAAGGAATAAATGTAGGAGGTGGCGTATGTTAAGGTATAGGAATTCTAAAGGTACTGTATCGCCACTTGTTAAATATAAAGATTTGTGTATTGAAGAAACGCTCGAGTATGGTGATAAGAGTTTAAACCTAACAACATTTGAAGAATTAGATTTAGAAAGCTACATAATAACAAAAACAGATGAATTTGTTATTAAACAGAAAAATCTAAACAGTAATGGTGGTTATGATATTACTGCAAGTCTTAATATCGAAGAGTTAGAAGGAAAGGCTATAACTAAATTTGAAACAGTTGAACAAACTTCACTTAGCACAGCTGATTTAGCATTAGCAGGTACTGGATGGGTTTGTGAATGTACTGTACAAAAGAAGAGGACAATACGTTTAACAAATACATCTGCGTGGCTTGTATTGAAAAAAATAGTTGATACTTTTAGACTTGAAATGAAAATAGATTCCTTGAATAAGAAAATTATACTTCAGGATAAAGTAGGCGGTGATAAAGGTTCATATTATACAGATGAATTAAATTTAAAGTCTATTGATATACAGTCTAATTCTACTGATTTTTATACAAGAATTCTTCCTCTGGGTAAGGATGGATTAACTATAGAGTCTGTTGCTGGAAGTAAAATAATTGAGAATTATACATATAGCAATAAGAAAAAAACTTACATTTGGAAAGATGAAAGATATACTAATGCACAATCTCTGTATGATGATGCTGTGGAAAAATTAAATGAACTTGCACAGCCTTATATAGCATATAGCTGTAATTTAATTGATTTAGGACAGTCTTGTGAAATTGGTGATGTTATAACTTTAATTGATAAGTATACACATACACGAATAAAACAGCGTATTGTTAAGCTGAAGTGTTATCCGGAAAATCCAGATAATAATACCTGTGAGATTTCAAATTTGAAATTAACATTTAGTGAGTATGTACAAAAATATAATAATGCAGCGGATACTGTAGATAACATAACCAATGATAATGGAACTGTGGATGGAGATGCAATTGATAATATAGATGCTTCAAAAGTGCTTAATCTTGAAACTGTAATTGCCAATAATGCTAAATTTATTGAGGTATCAGCAGAAATTGTTAATATAAGCAAAGAGTTACAGGCTACAAGTGCAAAAGTTGGAGATTTAGAAGTAACAAAGCTTTCTGCCACAGATGCAGATTTAAGGTACGCTAACATAAAGCTTAGTAATATCGAAGCTGGCTCTATAAAGACAGCAATGATAGACACAGGTGCAGTTGGTACAGCTCAAATTGCAGACGGAAGCATAACAGATGCTAAGATAGTAGATTTAACTGCTAATAAAATAACAAGTGGAACTATAGATGCCGCTAACATCGAGGTAATAAACCTTAAGGCTGCCAATATCACGGTAGGAACAATTAATGGTAAGCAGATAGCTGAAGGAGCAATAGATACATCCAAGTTTGGAACAGATGTCACTGACTGGATGAATACAACAGACAAAGATATAGAAAATGCAGCACAAAAGGCAGATACAGCTAATACAAATGCGGCTGGTGCATTAAGCACGGCGGAAGCGGCTAAACTTTTATCAGCGGCGGCTTCTAAGACCGCGGAAGGAGCACAGCTTACAGCAGATGGCAAGAATACAGTATTTTATCAGGTAACAGCCCCTTCAACGGAGAGTAGAAAAACTAATGATATATGGTTTAATACAGCAGATTCTAATAAGATGTATTACTTCGATGGTAAAAGCTGGGTATTGCGGCAGTTTGGAACCAATGCCATAGCGAATGCTTCTATAACCAATGCCCTAATAGCAGATGCAACAATACAGAATGCCAAGATTGCCAATATGGATGCAGGAAAGATTACAAGCGGCTATATATCTGCAGACAGAATAGCTTCAGGTTCGATTGTAATTGGAAAACTTGATGCTGGTACGCAGAATGATATAGCCGCCGCCAAGAAAAGATATCAGATAACTGTAGATTTAAGAGACGCAAAATATAATACGGATACATACTATCCCGTATTAATAAATGCAGCTATACCATATAACGGTTTATATAACTATGAATGTAATGTTCAGCTTAATAGCGGTTCTAAACCTGTATGGTCTACGCATAATCAAGGTTTTACTTGCAATCTTATTTTAAGAGTATTAGCAAGTGGCTGGGGAACAACAGATGCCGCTGGTTATTTGGAGGAAAATAATTATCGTTTTTGTAATAAAATGCCTGCATTTGTAGGACAGGTACAACAACATAGCCAGATATACTTTATGTTGCGTGGTGGGGCACGATATTACCTTTATACGCCTAATAAAAGTGACGTAACAATATATACTGTTAAAACTAATATAGCAAGAAATGCAGGTTACACGGTATATCTTGAACCTACCCAATCTCCCCAAAATGATTATGCGGAGGCTAAAGGATCTACAATTGCAAGCTGGTGTGCTGCAAATAATAAGACCCTGATTAATGGTGGAAAGATATATACAGGCAGTGTTACAGCAACACAGATAGCGGCAAATGCAATAACAACAGAAAAGATAGCGGCAAGCGCAGTTAATGCAGATAAAATAGCAGCTAGTGCCATAACTTCGGCAAAAATAGCGGCAAATGCAATAACAACAGAAAAGATTGTTGCCAATGCAGTTACAGCCGCGAAGATAGCTTCTAAGACAATAACAGCCAATCAGATAGCCGCTAATTCAATCACTGCGGCAGAGTTAAGTGTATCTACATTGTCTGCAATATCCGCAAACTTAGGAACGGTTACAGCTGGAGTGCTTAAAAGCTCTAATTATGTTGCAAACAGCACGGGAATGATGCTCAACCTGGCAACAGGAACGTGGGATAGCAAGTATTTTAAAATATCCAGTACAGGAGGTATTACAAGCACAAGTGGGAAAATAGCCTGTTGGGACATAACCAGCGAAGCGTTTAAAAATGATTATCTTGCTCCAGACGGATATTTAAGACGTGTGTATATTCAAGGGTCTAAAAATACTGGAGATTGGATTTTTTCAATTCAAAAAGGAGCTACGCAAGGGGCTTCGCCCTCCACGTTAAATTCATTATGGCACGTCACCAATGACGGAGAAATGAGCTTTAATGTTGAAAGTGGTAAAGGAATAAAAATGTATGGTTTAGCTGGATTAGAAGTAAGCGTGTTAAGAGATGGAATTGAGCTATGGCATAAGCCAAATAACACGGCATATACAAAAATAGGAAAAGGATATGTGCAAATATGTAATAGCGGTACAAGTTATTATAACGATTGTGCTTTGTCTGTAATAGGTGGAATAAGAACCAATGCTTTTAACCTTTATCATTCGACCTGGGGAAGATGGTGTGGTGCAGTTCTTAACAGAACACCGAAAAATGAAATTGGGCTTGATTGGGATGGTGCATATTTGAGAATATATGTGGACCATACAATTATTGCTTCTTACCATTGGGGAAGTGCAAGCTGGGTATAAAAATAATATTAATAAATCCACAGAAGTGGTAGAAAGAGGTAAAAAATGTTAAACGTAAACAAATCTATAACATTAAATGGAACAAGCAGTGTAGAGGAGAATGGTGCAGTTACAGATATTATGTATATGAATGCTACAATCTCAGAGAATGGTTTGTCTATAAACCGCAACATAGCTAATGCACAGGCATATATAGCAAATAAGGCAACATATACGAAAGATGTAACAGAATTTGAAAATAAATTAAATGAGCTGGTAACAGAATTTAGTAAATAAAGGAGGGCAATAGAGATGATTAGAGCACCAAATATTAAAGTGAATATTAATTAAAGAGTATATAAGATTTTAGGAGGAAAGAAAAAATGATAACTTTAAAATATATGTATGCGGAAGCTGCACACGACAAATTGATACAGCTTGTTATAATAGCAATAATAACAGATACTGTCTTTGGTATGTTAAGAGCAATTAAAGATCACGATTTTAATAGCTGTTTTGGAATTAACGGAGCAATCCGAAAATGCGCAATGATTTTATCTATAATATTGCTTGTTATTGTCGATTATATAACGCAATTCAATTTAATAGGCTTCTTACCTGAAGAAGTAAGACAATTTTTTGGAGAAAGTATCGGCATCGCAGGATTTTTCGAAATCCTATTCTTGACATATGAAGTTGTTAGTATATTAAAAAATATGGTTCTATGTGGATTGCCAGTAAAAAAAGTATGGCTGTATGTTAAGATGTTCCTGAGTAAATATACAGATGAGCTTCCGGATGATGATGAGCTTGCAGATACAACCAGAAAAACAGAATTAAGCAATGAAAAATATATTAGTTAGTAAGCACGCATAGCAATACGCTGTGGGTGTTATTTTTATATTTAAGAAATTATAAATTGAAAGAAGGAAAAATATTATGAATAAACAGGAATTTTTAGATTTAATTGTGCCACTTGCACAGACAGAAGCAGAAAGAAGAAAGATGGCAGGAACAGGTTTTGTACTTCCAAGCGTATGTATCGGACAGGCTGTATTAGAGACAGGCTGGGGCGGATCTGCATTAATGACAAAGGCTAATGCGTTCTTTGGTATTAAGGCTACTGAGAGCTGGAATGGCAAAGTATTTAGTTCTTCAACACAGGAGTGCTATGATAATGTTAATTATACTACTATTACAGCAGCATTTAGAGCATATGATTCTCCAGCTGATAGTGTAAGAGATTATTACGATCTTATCACAAATAATTCACGTTATGCAGCAGCAGTAAATGTAACAGACGCCGGTGAAGCTATTACTGCGATTAAAAATGGCGGG